CCACAGATACTTCCAGTCCTCCCGTAGAAATGCCCATACAAATGTACTACATAGATAGAATTTCAGATCAATCAATTCTTTCTGTTACATTTGAGCTAGCGTCTCCTTTTGATGTAGGAGGAATTCAAATACCTAAAAGAGTTATTTTAGGTAATGCGTGTAGTTGGGAGTATCAGGGGGCGGCGTCCTCAAAAGCTATACAAAATAGAAGAGGCGCGTGCTCCTGGGCAACAAACAGACAGTTAGTAGACCAAGAAACCGGGACGGTTCACACACACTCTTTTAATAAAGATGACGAGCCAATATTTTTAGATAATCGTACAATTACTGAATATACGGGGCAGGCCGTAGACCAAGACAAGATTTATAAGACAGTGGCGGATACTACAAACTTACGAAAAGTAAATGCAGATAAAACTACGTCTGCTCCTGGAACGGTATATGACTACTGGCAGGCTATGGCAACTAATGCTACTCCAGGAACGCCTTCAGATACTAATCCAGCGTTTAGAAGAGTAAGAATAGCTGATGCTGCATATGACGCAACCACAACTTATACAGCATATACAGACCCTCGAAGAAATGAGATTGCTTTAAGCGGGGGTACTCTTTATCAGGTAAGAGAAACTACGGAAGTGGCCAACTCTCACTCATTATCTTCTAACAAGTGGTTTAATACGGACCAATGCTCCAAAAGCTTAACAGGATGTATATTAAGATATTGTGCAAGATCTACTAATCCTGGATCAGAAGGACACAGAACATCCGTACTTAAAATTAGAGATAAGGAGTTACCTTTCGGTGGATTTCCAGGAATTAAAGCCTAGCATACTAGAGCATGGAGAAGCTTGTTATCCTCAAGAGTCCTGCGGAGTAATAGGTTTAAAGAAAAATAAAAAAATATGGACTCCAATTACAAATATATCTGAAACAGAAGATACTTTTGTAATGAACCCAAAAGAATATACAAAAGCGGCAATTACTCAAAAAATATTAGCAGTAGTGCATAGTCACCAAGACTATAGTACAGAAGCAAGCAAAGAAGATTTAATACAGTGCGATGCTAATAATATAGACTACATAATCTTTAATAGAAAAAACGAGTGGAATCATGTAAAACCTTTAAAAGGTAGGCCGTATATTTGGGAAAAGTTTGACTGCCTTACTCTTGTCTCTGACTATTATAAAATGCACTATGATATGACAGTTACTTGGTCCGATAGGGATTCAGACTGGTACAACAAAGGTTTAGATTATTTTGCAGAAGTAGATAGATTTGGCTTTAAAGAAGTTCAAGATTTATCAATAGGAAATGCACTTCTTTTTAAGGTGCGTTCATCGGTAGAAAATCATTGTGCGATTTACTTGGGAAATGGTAAAATATTACACCACTCCTACAATCGCCTTTCAATAGTAGAAGGATTATACCCGTTATGGGCAAAGTTTTTAACAAGAGTATTAAAACATGAAAGTTTACTTAGTAGGTGAAGTTGGAGAAAAATTCGGTGCAGAATGGGATATGAATGCTCCTCGAATACGAGACGTATTTAATCTTATTGCGTGTCAAAGACCGGGATTTAAACAGTATATAAGAGACTTAGCTCAAAAAGGAGTAAGTTTTACCATTCAGCAGGGCTCCGATTTTTTAGAAGAAAAAGAGCTGGAGTTTAACCTTTCTAGTTCTGATACTATAATAACCCTTGTTCCGGCGGGCGCAAAAGGCGTAGGAAAAATTATAGTAGGAGCTGTTATTCTTGCAACAGTTGGGTGGGCTGTTGCCGCCGCCACCGGTGTAGCAGCTGGTGGAACTGCTGTTACTGGTTTGGCAGGATTTTTAACGAACGGGGTAGGAGCTGCGGCAACTTTAAGCATGCCTGGCATGATTGTAATGAGTTTAGGTATTAATTTAGTACTAGGTGGAATTCAAGAAATGCTAATGCCAGAACCTAAAACCGATAAAGCAGAGCAAGATAGTTATTTATTTTCAGGAGGAGTCAACTCCGTAAGAGAGGGTCAAGTAGTTCCTGTAGCTTACGGAGAGCTAAGAGTAGCTGGAAGACCTATTTCAGTAAGTTATATATCGGGAAAACCTACTACTTTAGGGTGGGACTATGTAAGCGCTAAAAATAAATCCTGGGTGACAAATTATATGGAAGCAGTAGGAAAAATTTATGCTTAAGTTGTTTTGGAGTAATTAATAATGTCAAATATATTTGAACAAATTCAGCAGACGATACGACAGGCTCAACAGGCGCAAACCGGAGATACAAATAGTATCAATGAGTCTAGCGTTTCTGTAGACTCTTCTAGTTCTAACCTAACTAAAGAACAATATGCAATAATATACGATTTAATTTCAGAAGGAGAAATAGAAGGTCTAGTACAGGGCCCTGCTAGTGTATTTTTGAACGATGTTCCTTTGATGGATGAGGAAAGTTATCAAGAAAAAGGAGCTCAAGGAGGAGATGATGACCTACTTACAGGAACTGTGTCGCAAGCAGGTACTAGCTTATCCATTACTGGAAATTTAAAAACAAATGACCAGGCACTAGGAAGACGAGTAATAATAGAGGGGGCAGGAAAAACTGCATCAGGAATTACTTTTACAGGTTATGATAATAGTAAACGTCTTACTGCGAGTTCTGCTTTTTTTGAGGACGGTATGGTTATGACAAACGATCCTATAACTCAAACACAAAAAGGAACACAAGTTCAAATAGAGATGGAAAATGGAGAGATTTTTACCTCTCTTATAGCAGCTCGTGGGAGTGATACTGCAGCAACTCTTAATTCACCTCTTCCTGTAGGTGGAACTTACTCTGCTACAATAAATTTAGTTACATCTACTAACGCTCCAATTACGTCTAACACTATAACACTGTCGGATGCGGCAGTAACTGCTGTTACTAACGCTCCTGTTGTGATAGGCTCCGGAATAACTTTAGACTCCAACTTTTTAGCTTCGACCGTAAATGAAGACAGCTGGAACTTTAAGGGCTCTTCTGCAAATTTTATGACAGGAACCACTACTCAGGACTATCTAAGTACTCCTTCTGAGTCTTCTTCTGCGTCCTATTTGTACTCTCTTGAACAAGTTTTAAATAAAACTAATGATTTCACAGGAGGTAACCAAAGCCCCGTAACTATAGCCCCTGGCAATTTTCAAGGGGCGAACGCAGAAGATATTGATAAATTTAAGTTATTTTTTTCGGGACCCTCTCTAGTTTCCATCAGCGGAAACACTGGTAGAGAATATGCTCAAACAATTGAAATTCGAATACAATTTCGGTACAAAGAACCGGGATCGACCACTTTCAGCGATTGGATTACTGTTATAGGTAGAGAGAGTCCAGTTACTTCAGAAAACCACCCCGTATCTTCTGGCTCTATTAGAGGTATGACAAAAAAACCTTATGTAAAAGAATTTAGATTTAATGTAGAACAGTTTCAGCCCTTCGTTGACTGGGAAATAAGAGTTTCTAGAGCAGGCAGAGATAGTGGGGAAGTAGAGCACTATAACCAACAAAGGGACCTTACGCTAAAAGCAGTAGAGGCACAGGTGCTAGAAAAATTAAATTATAGAGGATCAGCATATGCAGCCGTCACATATAGCGCTAAAGATTTTAGAAGCCCCCCAAATAGAACTTATTTAATAAGGGGCAAAAAAATACTTGTGCCCACAAACTATATAACTCGAGAAGAAAATGACGGTCTTCGTTCTTTATACAAGAGAAACGTTACAAACGGCACTACAGAGTCTTCTGAACAAACTTGGGATGGCAACTTTAGAGGAGACTTAGAGACTGCAACGGTTGCTGTAAACAAGAAAAAAGTTTATTGTAATAATCCTGCCTGGGTATTTTATGATATTCTTACGAACCCTATATATGGGCTAGGGGATTTTATTGATAAAGATGTTATAGATAAGTACTCTCTTTATCAGATTGCACAGTATTGCGATGAGCTTGTACCTGACGGAGAGGGGGGCCAAGAGCCACGCTTTACGTGTAACGTTTACTTTAGCTCAGGAGAAGAAGCGTATAAAGTTTTAAAAGACTTAGCAACTGTGTTTAGAGGTATTATGTATTGGATAAATGGACAAGTAGTAGCTGTTCAAGATTCTCCAAAAGAAAGCGTATTTACTTTTACTCAAGGAAATGTTGTAAACGGTCTTTTTAATTATGAAGGTCAGTCTGATAGAGTATCGTTAAATAGAGTCAATGTCTCTTATAGCGAACCAGACAAATCTTATAGCAAAGAAGTTGTTACCGTCGACAACTTAGATAATATTGTAGAAAAAAATAGAGTTTTAACCCAAGATATTGTAGCTTTCGGATGTACAAGCCGGGGCCAAGCAATAAGAGCAGGTAAGTGGTATTTAGAAACAAATGCTAGAGAAAACGAAATAATAAAGTTTGAAACAGGTTCAAACGGGTCTTTTATAGTTCCTGGTGATATAATAAGCGTTCAAGATCAAGAAAAAGATCTTATTCAGTTTAGTGGCCGCGTATCAAATACTGGTACTAGAGACACGGACACCATACCTTTAGATAGAGATATTACTCTTCAAACGGGAAGCAGTTATGTACTACATGTATATTTTGCCGGGGGTGCAGCATACTTAAATCAACCGTCAGCAACTATTAACACCATTGCATATACTCAAGGGCAGTTAGTAAGCGGAATAACTAGTCAAGAAAGCGCAGCAGATAAATTAGATGATTCAGGAAATAGAGTAGCTATATACTGGTCTGAGCACGGGCATATTCAATCAAAATCAATTTCAACGGCTTCAAACAACATCCCTACTTCAAGTATTGAGGTATCCCCCGCATTTACTTCAATTCC